ATGCTTGCTCCCGAGAGTTTTGCCGCGTAATCGAGCGAGGTCAGCGCTTCCGCGCCGAGTCCCGTCTTGTCGGATAAATCGGATATCTTTGAACCGTAGGCGGCCGCCTCTTTCGATAGGGTGAATATCGCAACCGCCGCCGCAGACGCCGCTCCCGCCACCGCTGTGACAGCGGCGGCTCCCGCCATACCCGCGGGACCGAGCGCGGCGAATCCGCTGGTCAGTCCCGAGAGTCCACCCGATAATGATTTGAAGTTTCCGCTGAGTGCTCCGCTGAATCCCTGCGCGAGGGAACCGACGGTTCGGGATGCCGTCATCCCGAGTCCCGACAGTCCCTTCTTCACGTGGGAGGCGTCTCCCTTGACTCTGAATATCATCGAGGCGTCGTTAGCCATAGTCCCACCTTAAACAGTAATAACGTTTTCTTCGGTCGGGGTGTTCTCCCCGATCTCCGCCCCGAGCATTTTAGCAAGTATCTTGAACCTGTCCGTCTCCGCGTCGTTGTCGTGCTCCATCAGCCTGAGGGTACACGCGAGGTCGAAGTCGAGCGCGTCCATCTCATTCTGCATCCCCAGCAGTTCGCTCGGTCTCTTCCCGAAGTTTCTCCCGGTAAGACTCAGCCACAACATCTGGTGACGGTCCCTTGCGAAAGTTGGCGAGGTTCTCGCTCGCCACACCTCCCGACGCGACCCAGTTGATAAGGTAGGTCAGGTCATCGTCGTCGACCTCGTCCACCGAGAGTTCCTCGGCGTTCGTCGCCTCGCCCATCACGAGCTTGGGTTCGACGGAAAGGTCGAGCAGGAGGTCCCGCATTTTGATGAGTGTCTCGATCAGGTCGTCCTCGCTGACCTTGTCCGTCGATGCCTTTGCACCCTTCTTCGTCATCTCCGCGGAGACGCCCGTCGGAAGTCCTCCCGACAGTACGAACTTGAGAGGGCTTGGTTTGTGGAATTTAAAAGAAAAACCAGAAGGCGCAACGACCTCGATAGTAGGACGCTCCGCCTTCTGCGAACGATAAAGTTCTGCCGCCGATTTGTTCTTAGCCATTGACTAGATATCCGCTCCTTTTATTAGGCGGGGATCTGTATCCAATAGTTACCCAAGGTGTCTGCCTTGGCGCGTGTCGTGATATCGAGACCGCGGAAGGATACGGCGAGCCCGCCTTGATTCTGGCGACCGATGGTCAGACCGTCGATGCCGGATTCATTGTAGCACTTATAGAGATGTGCGATTGCGAACTTTGTCTCGTCTGCCTCGGTCGGCCAGATGAGCGCGAGCGAGGTGTAGGTCAAAGTGCCCGTGCCCATCGTGAGCTGTTTGTATCCCGACGCCGTGGCGTAGGTTCCGAACCCTTTGGTGATCTGTGTCAATACCGTGAAGTCTTCAACCTGTAGAAGTTCCGCGGAGATCATCGCTTCGGTTTCCGCAATGACCGCCTTGATGGGCGAACGGAATTCGTCGGCGTAGTAGTTTTCGACCGAGGGCTTGAACGTGAAGGTCGCGCCTTCCTTGGTCATACCGAGATGGACGGCGTTCGGGTTGGCGGTCGCATCAGGCGTTCCGTCGGCGTCGAGCGTGAGTCTTCCACTCGCGGCTGGAATCGCGAGGTTTGCCCAGAGTTGACCGGGTGTCCCGGCTTTAATGGTTGTGACTGAGAAATTTGTAGCTGTTCCTGGCATTGTTAGTTATCCTCGCTTTTCTTGGTGTAGGTGCTGGACTTCGAGGGAAGGCCATCAGCGATGACTTTATCGACCGCCGCCTTCTTCTCCGCATCCAATCCGTTCAGATCGAGCGTCGGTCTGTAATTGCCCGAAACGCCATATCCGCCGATGTTGCAAATTTTTTCATAGACACCGAGCGTGTCAATCACGCCAAGGTCTCTCAATATTTCCTCATTGACTGCTGTCAAGTTTGCCATCGTCTTATGTTCTCCTCTTCGTTTATGTGTAACTGAAGCGTTCGCTCGAATAGTAGATATCGAGCTCGACTGCTCCTGCACCTATCTGGTGCGAATCTTCCGACTGTATGAGCTGTGTCCGTCTCACGTCGAGTTTGTGCGCGAGTGGTGTATCGTCCACCGTAAGCCTCGGGTTCGTCCCGATGGCGTTCAGAACATCGGCGATGACCTCTCTTGCCTGCGGCGGTCTGGTCTCCGATGCGAACTGTACGCGAATCACCACCGCCAGACGGTAAATATCGATGAACTCGTCCACGATATCCGTCTGAACGTCTTCCTCGACGTCGCAGACCGAGATGGCGGGGAGTTCCGCCTCGTGCCAATGCAACTGCCAGTCTCCGACCGACAACCCCGCGTTCGACCTGTAGCCGTTCGCCGTCGTTATCAGTTCGCACAAAGCGACTAGTTCGTCGACTATCGCCTGTCTTTTGATTGCGGGCTCGCTCATTGTTTATTTCAAATAGCAGACCGAGACACCCGTCCCGGCGCTTCTCACGAAAACGACCGTGAAGGTCTTCCCTTCCGTCGTCATCGTCGCTCCTCTCGTCACTCCCGAGAGGTCCGTCGTCATTCCTGTGAATGTCGGCATCACCGCCTCGACGTTGATGTCCGTTATCCCCGAATCGCCTGTCGGCTCATCCAACCACCCGTTCGCCTCTATCGCGTTTCCCGAGACCGTGAAGGTCGCTTTCTGCGCGAAGTCGTTGGTGCTGAATTGGAACGTGAGATCGGATGTGTCTATCACTTCTTCCTCTTCGCCGTCTTCTTCTTCGGTGTCTCAACCGTCTCGGTTTTCACCGGTTCGGTCTTCTTCTTCGGTGTCTCTTCGACAACCGCTATCCCCTGCTCGATGAACCTCTGAGCCCAGAACTCGGAGATGTCAGAGCGTACCGAGCCCGCCCTGACAATCTCTCCGTCGTATCCCTGACTCTTCAAGAATCTGAGGTTCATAGATTAGACAAACGCTTCTTGAGCGAATCCTCTTTCTGCGGCGGTGTTCGGATACTCTTCCGCGTCGTAGAGATCGACCCAGGAGACAGCATAGGTTCCAGCGGAACCATCACCGCCCGTCAAGGTCAGGTCGAGGTATCTCTTCTTGCCTTTGAGGTCGATGTGGATCGCGTAGAGTTTGTTGTCATCCGTCGCGCTCGGAAGGGTCAAAGGCAAGACTGAGAAGTCTGCGCCTGTGATGTCCGTCGCGCTTGCCATATTAGAAGCGTCCGACTGCTGGACTTTCATAGCGGCCACAGCGATGTCGAGAGCGCCAAGTCCGACCACGATGCGGGCGGACTTGAATCCTTTGGTGTCGATTGTGTCGGTCGTGAAGGCGGCGTCGTCAACGATTGCGCCGGGCTTCGTGATGTACACAGTCTTGATTGCTTGTAACTGTTTCATTTTTCTATTCCTCTCTAGAGATTTTCAAAGTCGGGGGAGGTTGTCCTCCCCCGCTTGGTTAGGCCGCCGCTGTGATGAGTCCGACGATTGGTCCACCGAGTCGCTCCGAAGCGGTTCCGCTTGCGTTGCCGACGTCGTGGACGTTGATGTCGAATCTCTGCGTTCCTCTGACCGCCATCACGTCTGACGCGAAGTCGGTGCTGTGGCTGTCGCTCATCGAAATCTCGACGCCGCGTCTGTCACCCATCATCGCCGCCATTGCCAGGTTACCGTAGAGCAGGCAGACCTGACTGTTAGCTTCGACGCTCGGCATCACCTCGGTGATTTCGACCGGCACTCCGAAGAATGTCGGCTGAAGCGCACCCGAGATTTCCGAGTAGGTCACACCGCCGACCGCCTGGGCGAGCTTGGTGAGGACCGTCGCGTAGAACTGTTGCGAGCAGTAGAACTTGTTGCCACCAGCACGACGTGCGAACTGGGGAAGTCTGCCGATGAGACCCTGAAGGTCGGCGAGAAGGATTTCGCTGTAGGCGTTTCCGCTCGCGACCTGGAGTCCTGCGATGTTCGCAATCGTTCCAGAGAGTCCTTTGAGCTTCTCACGAACTCCGACGATTCCGCCGAAGGTCGAGGTTCCGTCTCCGTTGAATCCGCACTCGTCTTCCTTCTGTGCGAAGGCGTAGGCGATTTCGTTCACGAGGTCGTCGGCGATCGAGATGATCGCGTCTTCGTTCAGTTCGCTCTCATACTTCGCGAGCACACCGACTTTCTTCGCGACCAATGAGACGTTGTCCCAGGTCTTCTCGGATTCGGTGATGGCATCGCCGGAACCGACGAAGTAGGCTGTCAGTCCCGAGTTTCTGCGAGGTCTAATCTTGACGTCTGACGACATCGGGACGACGTTCGCATTGGCGCGGAAAACACCGTACTCGACGCGAAGGTCGATGATGGCGTTTTCAAACTCCGTGGGCACGAGCGCTCCGCCTGCGCTGTTCACCTCTCCGCTGTGTGCGCGAATGAGTCCCTGCTCCTTGCAGTAACGCATGGCGGCCTCGTCTTTTCCGAGGACTGCCTGCAGGAACTTTCCGCTGTTGTACGCGGCGCGCTCCGATTTGAACGCTTTGAGGCGTCCGTTGAACGCGGGGGTGTGAGCGGGTCCGATTCCGTTCTGCCTTACTGCTTCAACAGCAGGGGCGACGTTCTGAACCTTGGCGGTCGATGCCGCTCTCTTCTCGGCGATTGCGGACTTGAGGTCCTCTACGCCTTTGCCCTGGAGGGCCAGATCGCGGGCGAGTTCTACCTCGCCGAAGACCTGACCGAGTTCCACCATCTCCGCGGCGCGGCTGGCGGTCTGGTTGTTTTTGTTTTCCATATCTTCTTCCTCTTCGGTTGTAATCTCGCCCTCTTCTTCAGGCGCAATCTCTTTGGTTTCGTCTTCCCCGGTCATTTCTTCCTCGGTTCCGACTTCCTTGTAATCCTCTCCCTTCGTGTCGTCCGAGAGCATTTCCTTGACTGACGCCAGGAGCTCCTTGACTTCTTCGAGGGTCTTGTCTTCTTTGTTCATTTGTTTCTCCTCGTCGATGTCCATCGAACGACCGACGCCGACCGAATAGTCGGCGGGCACGGAAACTATCGAGACCTCGAGTGGTTCCCATTCGGTGGCGCGGTAATACCGCTCACCTTCCGCGGTCCTGACCTCCTCGATCTGATGCACGACGAATCCCACCGAGACGGACTGACGGATTCCGTCGACCACATCCTGATAGATTTCCTCGCCACGCGCAGATTTGGAGAATCGAACCGTCGCCCTGGCGACTCCGTCCGTTCCGAGTCTGACGTCTTCGATGACGCCGACCTGGTCGTCCGTGTCGTGGTTCACGAGTAAAGGAGCACCCGCTCTCAGACGGTCCAGCCTGACGGCCGCCTCATCCATAGAAAGCACAAGCGCTCCGAATTCGTGACCGATGGGTTTGTCCGAGGCGAATGCCAAGTCGACGCGTCGGTCGCCCTGATCCACCCTCTCGAAAGTCCCCGTTCGTTTGAACACCTTACCGGTGATTTTCTTCTCGGTCATAAGCACAAAAAACCCGCAGGTTTCGAGGGCGATTATAACACTTTTCAGATGGTCGGATTTTGAGTTAGTGCGAAGTGCCGACTCCCTATAGTATGGCACTTGGCACTAACTCGGTAACTTCTTTGTTTTCAATAATTTGCGAGCGGTGATTTTTAAATCTGTAGTGCCGTTTGGCACTAACTCCTAAACCCTTTAGTTTCAATAGGTTACAAACTATTTTCAAAATATGCGATTTTGTTGTTGACAATGTAGAAACCTA